TATTTTTCATAGCATCAGCTTTTCCTTGTTCGTAAAAGTGTTTTGCAACAGCGTCCGCATTCATTGCCGTGTATAGAGATTTATGATAACCCTTAGCGTCTGTTAAAGCAGAGTTCTTATCCAAAAACTTTTTGGTGAAATTGCTTATATCGCTCTGAGTGTTTTTAACCTCTTCAGCATTGTTTACATTAAACCTGTATTTCTTGTCACCGACGTTGTATTCAAAACCTTTGAACTTGTCGTTAAAAACTTTTTCAGTTTTTTGTGTAAAAATATCAGAGTTCGTTTTAACTGTTTTTTGAGTTGCTTCTGACTCCTTGTTGTACCTATTAAAGAAATCAATTGCTTTTTGTTGCTCACCCGTAAGTTTGCTTCCAGCTTTGATCTCGTCATAGTATTTAGACTTTTGCCCGTCTAGGTGGCTTTTAGCGCTGGCAACTTGCTCTTTAAGCGCTAATTTCTTTCTACGTATATCTCTATCGTCGTCTACATCTTCGTCGTAAGAGAATGTATCTTCCATAAGGAAGTTAATTTCTTCGTTATCTAAATGAGGTTTTGTTTGCTTGTAGTATTCGTGTAATAGATTTTGATCATCTAATTTTGAATAATCTTGATTAAGCTTAACGTAATCATTTAAATCACCACCAGTTTCCTCCATAAAGTCCATTAACTTTTGGATATTCTCTGGTAATGGTTTTCCAGTAGCTTCAGCTTCGGCAACAGCTTCTTCAATCTGTTCTTCAACTTCTTCTTCAGTAATTTCTTCTAACACTGGAGTTTCTTGTGTTTCGGCTTCTGGTTGTACTTCTGTTTCACCTGTAACCTCAGTCACAACTTCTTCAGATTTTTCTTCCGCCACAACTTCGGTTTCTACTTTTTCTTGTGGAGGTGCATTTAAATCTACTTTTATAACGCTATCGTCACCAGCAGATTCAAATTTACTTTCATCAACCGTTTCTACGGTTTGATCTTGTGTAGTCTCTTCGACTACGTTTTCATTTTCTTCTTCCATAATATAATATAATAATAATTAATAAATTCTACCTAGGGTCAAACGAACCTAAATCAAATCCTCCACCTAGTATATCATTACCTGCGGACTCAAAGTTTTTAGGTGGTTTTCCACTATTTCTTTGCTCAATCATCTCTGATTGCTGTGTTGCCTGTATCTTCGTTCTTTCGTCTTTACGATCTTCTTTTTGTTTTTCTCTTTCTTTCACACCATCAACTTCAACACCTTTAAGCTGCATGTTGTATTGGAACTCTAAAGCCATTAGCTCTTTTTTCATCTGAACTTCTTGCATCATTCTTTGAGACTCTACTTGAGCTTCCATTTGTAGTAACTCTGCTTTACCAGCATTCAATGCCTGGTTCTTTTGAACGTCGGCCTGAGCCGCTGCTTGTGCTGATTGTTGATTCAACTGGGCTTGTTGTTGCATATTTTGTTGTTGCATAGCTTGATCTTTATCCATCTTCTTTTTTCTACGTATTTTAAGAAGTTGATTTGCTAGTCTAACGTTTCTTATTTCTCTAAGATCAATAGCGTCCTCTAGCTCTATAGTCTGCTGCTGTAAAGCCATTTGAATGTTATTTTCTAAAATACCTTTTTCCTCTTCATCTGGCATTAACTCTAAAAATATACCAAAGTCATATAAATGAAGATTTTTCATTTCCTCTAACGTAGCAACATTATGTGTACCTATGGCTTGTATGAAAGCATCTTTAGTTGGGGAATATTCTATAATATCAGATATTCTAAGTGATAAACACTCAGCCGTCTCAGCTGTTAAAAATAAACCAGCTTGTAGTATATGTCTAGTTGCGGTGTTTGAATTAGCGGCTGCTAATTTCTGAACTCCTACTAAAGCGTTTTTATCTGGTATACTACCATCTCTAGCTTCGTTAAGTCCGGTTACATCTCTTATCATTTGTAAGTAGTAATTGTAGTTACCAATAAGAGCTTGCATTTTATTACCACCAGATCCAGATGTTATTTCTTGGATAGGTATTTTACCTGGGTTCATATCACCCTCAGAAGTAAATGATCTACCTATAACACTACCAGTTTGGAAGAACATATTTAAAGCTTCTTGTGGATTGTAATTTGTTCCATTACCTAAATCAACCTCAGCTAAACCATCAGCATCTAAATAAACACCATCTGGAACCATTCTAGACATTACTTGTTGTAACTTTAAATGTGTCAACTGAATCATGTCGGCAAAACCTGTTATACGTTTTACTAGTGAATCAATTTTGCCATCATATATTCTAGGAGCCACAATGCTATAGTTCATTTTAACTTTAGTGAAATCACTCTTAGGGCGCATCATATTTTTTGCCATTTCCCATTTAAGTAATTTGTCAGTGCCTAAAATCATAGCACCATCGTAAAGACACTCAATAGATCGTAGCATTTTACTGTAACCACCCTCTTTATCTTCCGGTGGGTTAAACGAATCATCTTTTGGTATAACCTTATCAGCTCCAGTTCCAGTTTCTTTAATTTTATAAACCTCATTCATGTAAGTTTTATAATTAAAATATAAAACTTGGATTGTGTTATTATCTTCTTTATCTCCAGAAAATCTAGTGCTATTATTGTTTCTGTTAAATGTTTTGTTCTTCATTATATCTTCAAGATCGCTTTCAGATAAATGAGGGAATTGTTTTGCTAATTCATTTACTGGAATAGATTTAACCTCACCAACGTAATATATATCTTCAAAATTAGGAGAGTCCGTATAAGAGTATACAAGATTTGCTGGATCAACGTAATCTATAGTAACTCCTTCAGATGTGTTAAAGTTTGTTTTAACAGCGCCAATACCTAAAACTGTTAGATCGTAGTAAAATCTTTTCTTTATTAACTCGTAATTATTACCATCAAATAAAACATTTAAAGCTTGTTCTTCTGCTAACTCTATAGCTTGCTTATAATTCAATTGCATGTGAAGCGATAGTTCTTCTTCAGATTCTGGTAAATCTTTCTTTTTATTTTTATAAAGATCAACATTAAAGTCTTTCATAGCAGCGTCGTTAAAACTCTTAGCCTGCATGTCGCTGATTATAGACTCCATATATTCTGTTCGTTGTTTTATGCCAAAAGGATCTTGAGAATATGCTTTTATATCATACGTTCTTTCAGCAATTCCATTTACAACTATATCTACAAACTTAGAAATAATCGGAACTGGTTTCCAGTCTAAATTTAAATAGGACAAATCACCGTTTATAGATAACTCATCCTTATATTTTTGTATAGACTGTTCGCCTCTAGCGTACAGTCTTAAATTATGAAAATTACTTTGATGAGATTTATATCTACCACCATTTCTATCATTATTGAACCATTCTGTTTCAATTGCTTTACCTACTTTTAAACCATATTCATAACTAAGCTTCTCAGCATCGCTTACGGTTTGACTCGGGAAATAACTTTTAATGCCAGACTCTGCCATATTTATTATTTGATTATTTGTGAATTAGTCCCAGTATTAGTATACTTGGAAATGTTTAAATTTAATGGTTGTTTTTCAACCTTAGCGTTTGGCGCGTATAAATGCCTATTGTTAGCCATAATAGCTAAACCAGAACTTATTGACGCATCATGCTTTGTTCTTTTGTTTATATCAAACTTTGCCCAATCGTTTAGTAATTCGTTAAAATATAAATCACCAAATGTACCGTCTTGTTTCATTCCAACGTGATCTTGTATATACATCTCGATCGCTGCTGCGTGGGCTTGTTTTATATCTTCACTAGAGTTGGGTATCCCACCTACTTCCTTCTCTGCTACGGATAATTTGTTCCAGATTTTATCAGGTCTATTCATACTAAATCCTCTATATCCTCTACGTCTCAGGTAATACAAGAGACGAGGTTTGTTGTTCTCCGCGAGTATAGGCATCCCATAAAATACTAAAGCCATTAGAACGTCCTCAAAGAACATCTCGGCTGTTGGTGGTCTTGATAAGTATTCTAAAAAGAAACTGTTTGCTGGAGCATCTTCCATGCTAAATCTAGTTAAGCCGTGTAGAGCTCCTTTCGATCCAACTCCATCCACCGTACCCGATATGTCGTAACTATCACAACCAAAAGCACCCATGTGCTCGTTACCAGGATATTTTACACCATTTTTAAGTACAACTCTATTTTGTAGTTGTTGAGGTGGAACCCAACTAACTTTAAATCTACCTTTTGGATCTGGATAGAATATTACTTGAGAATCTTTCACCCCGTTTACCCACTGGAAATTACCAGTTGTAACCCCTAGGGTTCTAGACATCTCCTCGTTATAATCTATCTGTTCGTATAATTTAACTAAGTTAAATATACTGTTTTTAGTCTCATCTCTAAACGCGTGCTCCGTAGTTCTAGGAAACTGACGGTAGAATTCGTTTAAAGCGTCTTGATCGTCTTTTAAACCATCTACTTCGTTTTGCCAGTTATCTATTACAC